TCAGGTTGCAATCAATCCATGGGTGCGGCAGGCGGCAAGGAGCGCATTGAGCGCGGTGCGGGCCTCCGCATCCACGGTCGCGCCACCGCTGGCGTCCGCAATGGCGGCCTGCTGGCTGCCCAGAACCGCTGTCCCGCCAACCAGAACGGACGCGGCGCGCACTTCGCCCGCCTGCCATGACGTGCCATCAAAGCGGGCTTCCATTCCTTCGTCCTTGAGCCAGACCCGCCAGCCCTCAGCCGGTGCGTAGAAAGCCCAGGCCGCGCCCACATAGTGGGCCAGTTCCCCGTCATGGCCCGCCCAGTCGCCGGTGGCGGACGGGCCCACAATCCACATCTGTCCTTCGGCCGGACTGACAGGTGGACTGGCGGGCGGGGCGGTCAGATCCCGGTCTTCGACTACCGGCTGAACAAGGCCGTCCAGCAGGTTGAGCGCCGCATTATGGGTAACTTCCTTCTGTGACTGGCTCGCCCGGATATAGGGCATCACCAGACGGGCTGTGTTGTCCGTCATGCTTCATTCCTTTTGTTTAGAGGTCTGCCGCCGCGCCGTGGCCGCGGCCAATGGTGGCGCTGATCTGGTGAACGCAGACGGTGACACTTGTTTGCGGCGTGCCAAAGTCAGACACCTGATCGGCGGCGCTGTAGGTGACGGCAGGACTGGTGGCCTCGATCGTGCGGACCACTGATCCGTTGTCCAGGATATCCACTTCGTAGCGTTCCTGTTCCTCGCCCAAGGGCACATCGGCCCCGTCGAGCCAGTCCCCCGCCGCGCGGGTACGCCGGACCCATGTGATGGTCAGGTCGCCGCCCGCCGCCCGTGCGCCTTTCAGATGCACCGGGGAGGATGGTTTGAAATTGAGCCCGGCATAAGTGAAGGCCTCCGCCGTCACATCCCCAATCAGCTGGCCGACCGAGACCCCCTTATAGAGATAGTCCTTGCCAAGGGCTGAAAGCCCCGCCTCGACCGGGATCAGGCCTGAAGGCGACAGCAGAACAAAATCCTCGTCCGACCCGTGAGTGGTAATGGCATGTTCCGTCCCGCGCCGCCCACGCAAGAGGCCTGACAGGCTGTAGTATCCGTCGGGATTGAGCGTGGCATTCCTGAACTGGATGATCTCGTCCCCCACCAAGGCAGCGTTCGCCCCGTTGAGCACCGCGAGGTCAGGTCTCGATTCAAGGGTCATGTCCTGATGGAGAAGGGTGACGGTCAGGGTGTTGGCCTCGTCCCAGTAATCCGCCGGACCAGCCCCAAGGATATCCAGTGCCGTGCCTATGACCGCATAGGCAGAAAGGTTTGCCGCTGGGGCGTAATCAAGGTCGCCATCCGTGGACCGGTAGAGCGCGCCGCCCCGCCAATTGTCCCCGGCGCTGGCCGCAGCCGCATAAAATGCCGGCGTCGTCAGGTCCGCCGTGGTCACGGGGGGCAGGTTGAGGAGGCGAAGGGCCGTATCCGGAACCGCCGGGATGACCGATGGCGGGAAAAGACCGGAATCTCCAGACGCAGCGCTGGCGAACACATCCGCACGAAACTTGACGCCGCTGCAGGTGATCCGGCCGCCGCCGAACTCCACCTCCTCAATCTGCACCTCGTAGGGGGGACCGTTATCGGGCTCAATCCGCATCACATCCCCGGAGGCGACACGTAGATAACGGGCGGGCAGCGTGAACGTGACACGGTCGCGCGCCATCCAGGCCCGTCCCAGCACCACCTCGGCCACTTGCTTGGCCGCATCGGCATCCATGACCAGGGCCAGATCCACCTCGTCCACCCTGTGGGCCTGCGTCACCTGCCGCCGGGCGCGCTGCGCGCCCACCTGATAATCACGGGCCGGGTCCATGTGACGGATGATAATCTCCCGCGGCAATTCCTGATCCTGCACGCGCACGGTCTCTATGGTGCGCCTGTCGCCGTCCCGGCCTTCGGCCACGATCCCGGCTTCGGTGACCGTGTCCGTTACGGACCTCGGCAGCGGCGCAAAAGTAACGACCCCGTCCACTTCCCGCCCATCAAGGGGATAGGCCTGAGAGAGCGCCTCAATCGCCTGCCGGAAGCTGGCCGATCGGCCAAGGGCAAAGCCTGATACGGTGACGGTGAGCGCACTGGCGTCCACCTCCTGAAGACCCGCACGGGCCGCCAGATCCGCGACCACCGTTGAAAGTGGAACGGTCCCACCCGCGTCCCCAATCACTTCGAATGTCAGGTTCGGAATCCGGTTGGCATATTCGGCAAGTTGCAGGTCTTCAAACACCACATACGCCATGCCCCGGTAGGCGGGCGCATTACCCATGCCTTCCATGGCCTCGATCAGGGGATCGGGGCCTTGGGCTTCCACGCCGGTATGGACCCGCATGGTGCCGCCCACGGCAAGACTGCCGGACGGCCCCCGCAACAGTTTTCCGTCGGCCCAGACCCGCCCAATGCTGTCGATGGGGCGGCCCGCCACCGCCACCGCACAGGATACGGAATAGGTATAGGTGACCTGCGTCACCGAGCCCCCGCCGCCCTTGCCACCGGCCGATTGGGTTTCTTCCTGCCGGCTTTCCTTGATGCCTGAGGACCAGATCACATTTCCGGCGACCCGCATGGTGCCATAGACCAGCGGCACGGTCTGCCCATAGGCGGAGCTTTGCACACTCAGATCGCCAAGGCGCGGTCCTTCGACCCGGCGCGACGGCGCGATGCCAAGCGCGCGGTCAATACTGCCGCCCAGAAGGCCCCCGGCAAACCCGCCCGCCACCCCAAGCGCCGTACCGAGGAACCCGGTGGCCAGCGAACCGCCGATGGATGCGCCGACCGCGCTTAAAACAAGTGTCGCCATCAATTCACCCCCGGGAATGAAAAGGTCGTCACCATGCGGCCCCGCCACTGGTCATCAAGGCGGTGCTCCACCACGCGGCCCGCCTGCATCCAGGCATGAATGAGACCGCAATCTGTTTCGGGACCAGTCAGGATGCCCACATGCTGGGCCTCCCGGGTGAAGCGCATCAGCGCCACGTCGCCTGCCCTGGGCTTGTCCGTCTCCCGGAACCCGGCGGCGGCAATATGGGCGCGCATCGCCGGCTCATGGGGCAAACGCGCATAATCGGTCACGTCATAGTCAAAAAGACCGAGCGAGCGCCCCACCACCGCCACCAGCCCCACGCAATCCAGCCCCAGACCGGGCACTCGGCCCTGATGATGAAAGCGGGTGCCGACCAGTTCCCGCGCGGCTGTCACAATCTGCCGTCTTAATTCGTTCGAAGTATGGATGGGAATGGGCTTCATTTTATCTCCGAAATCACTAAGATGACCGCCAGACAAACGGGAGAGTTTCTGCATGACGACGACAACGTTATCCATGGACGCAAATACTTTTGCTCTTTACATCCACGAACTGCGCAACCAGTGCATGTACACCGAGGCCGCCCTTGGCCTTTTCAATCAGGCCATGGAAAAGCAGTCGAAGACCGGCGCGTTTTTTGCCGCCCAATCCTTCCTGACTTCCGCGTCACAGGTGGCCCGCCTCCTTTGGCCCGGCCGCGCCAAGGCCAAGCGCCGTGGCGAGACCCTGCGCGCCGCACTGGGCCTGCCCGAAAAATTCCCGCTGAATGACGACCGGCTCCGCAGCCTCTGGGACTATTCAGACGAGAAAACCGATGACTGGATTCAGGGCAGCAAGGAACAGGTCATTGCCTTCGATTTTCTGGGCCCGAAATCCGCGCTCGGCGAAAAGCAGCCCGAAGACCGGCACATCTATCGCCTGTTCGATCCGGAGACGAGCCGCTTCTATTTCCGGGGCGAGGTCTTCAACCTTCAGGAAATCGCCAGCCAGGTGGCTGCCGTCGCTGCCCAGATCAACAAGGCCCATGACCAGCTGTTCCCCAAGCAGCAGGGCGAAGGTGACAACGCCGAAGGGGGTGCGGAACCCGCAGCGGCAAACGATGCTGCTCCAGAAAAGGCAGAACAAAAGTCAGAAGAAAAGGCGGATAGCTGACTTCTTCACTGTCATCCCGTGCGCACCGCGGCACAAAGTGACGCTGTGCAGACCCGGGAACCAGCCTTCAACCTGCACCATGGACCCCGGACAGGGCTTACGCCCTTCCGGGGTGACAAATTTGTGCATTCTCATCGAATTCCGGGGTAATCGAGCACCGCGTCCGTTCCGGGTACGTGGGGCTCTCCCCGGAAGTTGACGGCATTTGTGAACTTCGCCTTGCATGTGGCAAAGCGTTTGTCGCAACCAGCGGTCAGGCGAAAGAGGTCCCCGGGGGTGATGCCTGAAATCATGGCATCCCTGAGTTCGATCACGTCGCCGGTCTGGCCTTTGACCTCTGCCCGCAATCCTGCATTGGCACCCGACAGCCAGCGCAGCACCCCATAATCAAACCAGCCGTCCGCCACACCCAGCGCATTTGACGTGAAAATGCGGTTATCCATAACACTGGCGACCGCCGTTTCCACCATGAAAGCCGACAGGTCCACCTTGCACTGCGCATCGCCCAGATTCGCGCGGCATTCCGCCGAATAATGGGCCAGTGCGGCATGTTGAAGCGGGGCCATCAGGCCGCGCACCTCCGCCACAAAGGCCCCGTCCCGGACCGTGACTTCCCCGATCCAGCCCTTGCGGAGCCAGATGCGCCCGCCAGCCGGATCAGCCCAGTTGACCATGAAGATTTCAACCTCCGCCTGATCATAACGCCCGGCGGCAAGATCGACCTCGGTAATCGCACTGTCAGAAAGAACACCGGCCACATCCAGATTATCCACATTCAAACGGTTAGACTCGGCAATGCTGGTGGGTGTGAAGCCGCTGGATGGGCGATAGGCGGTGCCGTCCACATGCAAAATGCGGTCATGGGTGGTGAAACCGAGCACGGCCCCGTCCTGTCGGCGCACCCGCCAGCAGGTGGCGAGCCGGGTCACGTCTTGCGTGATATGGGCAGCAAGGGCCGGCGTTGTGGTTTTCATCAGATCCTGACCTCAATCAGCGGGATCGCAGGCACCGCCCCTGCCCTGAAGGTTTCAAGAGACAGGGTCAGCAGGTCGTCTTCAAAGCGGACGGGCACATCGAATTCAAACCCGGCGGTGATCACCGCGCCATCCGCCGGGGCCACATCAAAGGTAACAAGGCCGGTGGTGCTGTCTGCGCTCCAGCCCGTGACCTCCTCCACACCATCAAGGGCAACGCGCACACTGCCCGCCACCGGTTTGGTAACGGGACGCACGAAGGTTTCCGATCCGCTCAGATAGGTTTTCCGGAGGGGGAAATCCAAAGTGCTCCCGTCCCCCGTGCCGATCGCCTGATCGGTGGCCGCCGGGGCCGTGTCCGGATCGCAGGACTTGAAATCGGACCAGTCCTTGAAACGGAACCCATAGGCCCGGCCCATGCGCGCCCTGAAGAAAGCGATCAGGGTGGCGAGGTCGCCTTCGCTTTTAAGGCCGGTGCCCACATCATAGCGGGCGCGGGCCTGCTGCCATTCGATATTGCGCTGCTCGAAGCCGGAGGCCGACTCCACCACCGTTGTCGCGAAGCCCGGCCCGCCGGAGGAGCCGTAGCCAATGGCCGATGGAAACTGCACCTCGTGAAATCCGCTCATGTCATCCTCCAGATCGGGGGTATAGACGCAACCGTCGCGCATGATCTGGGGCCAGGCCCAGACAAAGACGTCTGCAAAATTCCGGGACCGGGCGTCGCCGATGGCCCGGTCAATATTGACCCAGACCTGCGGCATGTCAGGCAGCAGGTTGAAGCCCGAAAAATAATGGCTGTCGGCGGGGCCATACCCCAGTTCATCCACCACGGCGGCAAGGCCCGCCGCGTGTGCCGCCCAGTCGCCATCGATCACGTGGTCATAATCCTCGACCTGAAGGAAATCGAAAGCGGGCCAGACCCAGCTTGAAACCGGGAAATTCACATCCCGCAGCATGGGCGCATCCGGCGTCAGGACCTGCGGCGTGAAGAAAAGAAGCGTGACCTCAGATCCGGCATGGGCCGCCTTGACCGCATCACGCAGATACAATGTGGACGCGCCCAGCTTGCCGCCCAGCCAATCAAGGTAGGCCTGCTGCGCGCTATCCGGCGTCTCGAAGATATCGAGGTGAGCGGTGGGCATCGGCAGCCCGGTCTCGCTTTCATAAAGCGCGGTGGTCACATCGTCATAAAAACAGGGGGCGTTGTCGGTGGTGAAATTATACCACCACCAGGGCTCCCCAATCTGGGCGACGATATCGGCCCCAAGCGCCGCCTGCCGGGCGGTCAGGTCGAGGAGGATATCCTTGAGGTAATCCAGCGCCGCCATATTTGTGGGGGCCAACAGAGTCGAGGGCGGCGACCAGCCGGTCAGCGCGGGCGATCCGTCATGGGTCCGCTGTTTCCAGGCTTCAGGCGCATTGTCGTTAAACAACTCGTAAGAGAGCGAAATCACCACCCGGTAGCCGAGGGTCTGCGCCCGTGCCAAAAAATCATCATGCCAGGCCGCCGCCGGGGCGTTCAGGGTCATGGTGGGGTCCACCACAAAGCGCGCCTCCCCCGCGTTGTAAACGAGGCGGCAATAGTGGCTCATCCCCACGTAATGATTGATCCAGTCCCGGTACCCAAGCTGGATCGTGTTGCGCATGACCCGCGCCGGTGTCAGGTTGAAGGTATCGTCATAGCCGTTGGCCATGGCGACCCCGTGCGGGGGCACGAAAGCGTCGCCGATTTCAAGGGTGCTGTTGGGCCCATCGACCACCATGTCACTGATCAGCAGGGTCGCGTCCACCGCCACGTAGACACCGGGGCTATCTTCAATCGGCGCGGGGTTTTCCGGGTCATAATCCGGCGGCACGAGGGAAATGAAGATCCGGTCGATATCGCCGGGCCACACCGGATCCGAATCCACCGGCAGGCTGAAACCGCCTTCCATGGCGTCAAAATCAAGGGTGATGACCGCGTCATCGGTGTCCCCCTCCGCATAATTCCAAAGGCGGACATACCATGTTTTCTGAACCCCCAGCGCGTCACGCCCCTCTATGGTCAGGGTCGGCCCGTCGATGTCGGCAAGGCCGCGCATGTTGGTGCTCTGCCAGCGAAACGACAGCGTGACACCCGAGTAATCATTGACCGTCTCGTAAGCCAAGAGCGGGTGATCCTCGGTATCCTCGGACGTCCAGATCAGTCCGGCCAGATCATCATGATTATAGAAGGTGCATTTGACGCTGAGCGTATCGCGCGCGCTGTTGACCACGGACGCCATCATGGGCCGCGGAAAATTCACGGTCCAGTAGAGCGGATTGAAGCGCTTGATAAACGCCGTCTCCCGCTGGTCCGCCATTGTGGCAAGCCAGTGCATCGCTTGAACCTCCTTGTACCTTAAAGACCCCGGTTAGCCTGATTGAGCGCGCGGCTGACCGCAACGGCCACCTGCGTGGCGCTTTTCCGAAGTCCGCCGTCGTCCCGGACCCCGTTCACATTGATGGTAATGGTGCCCCCATCCCGCCGCGCCGGTGCATGGGCGGCCGGGGCGGGATCGATGCGTCCGGCCCCTTCGGGCACAAAGAGTTCCGGCCCGCGTTCCCCCACCATATAGGGCTGGCGGGCGGCCACACTGCCGCCGCCTGCCCGGCCGGGCAGGAAAAGACTGGTGATCGAAGACCCAAGCCCTTTTAACGATCCGCCAAACAGTCCCTCCAGCCCGGAACTAAGCGCGCCCGCCGCAATGTCCGCCAGCGAAGACAGCGCCGCCGATTTCAAGCTGTCGAAGGACACCGTCCCCCGGCGCGCCATGCGCTCGAATGCGCCTGACATGGTTTCCGCCGCCTGTTCGGCGGCCTCCCCCAGACTGGTACTGGCATTGGCACCCAAGTCGCCGAGACTCCGGCTTTGGACAACGGCCTTGTCCGCCGCTGCGCCCACGCCTTCCAACTGCCGGGCCGCCTGATCAAGTCCCTGTTCCAGCCCGCTGATGTCCGCGCCAATGCGCACGACCAGGCTGTCGAGTTCGGTCTCGGCCATATGAATGTCCTGCCTTGAAAATGAAAAAGCCCGGCCAAAGCCGGGCTTCACTGCGGATTCTGATGTTTGCTCCGGTGTCATCCCGGAAAGGTGTGAGCCTTATCCGGGATCCATTTCGCACACTGCATGATGGACCCCGGATCAAGTCCGGGGTGACAATGAGGTGAGCGACGTGGAAAACGCTATTTCCCGATATTACTTTCGGGTCGCCTTCTGGATATCGATGCCGATCTTGATACCCCGTCCGATGACGAAGAGGATGGCGTACAAGCCGACCACCATATAGTTGAGACCCGCGATATCCCCGGTCATGTACTGGAACAGGTAAATCAGCAGCATGATAAGAGCCACCCCCTGCAGGATGTTGGCCAGAAAGCCCAAGCGCTTGCGCCACTTGATCGTTGACGGATCCTCATCGGGTTTGATCCCGGCCTTGCGTTCCGCCACACGTTGGCGCAGCGGCTTGCGGGGCATTTGTTGTTTGCGTGCCATGAGCCTCAATATAGGTTTCTGCGCTCCGTCGTCAACGGTCTGACGGTGGCCTGTCGGGGAAAAGTGCGGTGAGGGCGTCAAGCTCCGCCCGGCTGAGGGGCGCGTGATCCGTTGCGTCCAATACCCGACCCGTCATCCCCTCGATCGCCAGATAGAGTTCAGCCGGGGTGGCGTTCCAGAACACGTCAGGCGGCCAGCGCAAAAGGCCCATGGCCACCGCCGCGCATTGCCGCCAAAGCCGTGCTTCATCAATCATGGCCTCTGGCTGCCTCTGAAGGGCCACCCGAAAGCACGGCGGTCAGGAAGTCGCGCACCGGCCCTGCCACATTGGCCAGTCCCTCGGTCAAGATCATGGCCCCTACTTCGTTCCGGTCCAGCCGGGTGCCCCGTGCCACAAGTCCCTCCTGAACGATAACCGTCAGGTCCTTGAGGCCGAAATCACCCTTGGCCGCGCGCCGCGCCAGCGGCACGACACCGCCCAGCTCCGCCTCGATTGCCATGATCGCGGCGAAGCTCGGCCGCATGACGAAACGCTCCCCGCCCAACCTGATTTCCACCTCGCCCTTGAGGCTGTTAGCCCGGTCAGACATCGGCAAAGCTTACCGCACCCGAGGATTCAAGGCGCAAGGAATAGGTCCGCTCCCCATTATGGTCGCCCGCATATTCAAGACTGATCGCCTGAAACGCACCGGCGAAGCTGTCGCCTGATTCAAACAGCACCTCGTAATTATCGACCGAGCCCGCGAGCATTTTCGCCTGAAGGCTCATCTCCGCCACGCTGTCGGTGAACACGCCCGCGCCCCGAAGCGAGACTGAGCGCACACCCGCCCCCCCGAGCAGTTCCCGCCACCCGGCAGAGCCCTTGTTGGTGATGTCCACGATCTCGTTATTGATGGCGAACTGCGTGGTCCGCATGCCGCCAATGGTGGTGAAGGCTTCAGGATCACCCCCGTCCCCGATTTTAAGCACGAATGCCCGTCCTTTTTCCGCCGCCATGCTGGCTTACTCCTCTGTTATGTCTGTCCTGTCAGGTCAATGAATGGGTCAGGTCAATGAATGGGTGAGCGCGCGAAACCGCATGGCCCCATGCACCGTTTCCCCGTCCGCATCGGTGAACACGTCCGAGAAGCGGAACTGGAGGAGCACAAGGTTGCCGCCCGCAATTGTCAGGTCCCGGTCATGAAGCGCGCCGTAGACCGCCGCCATAATCCGCTTGGCTTCCCCATGCCCCGGTCCCGTGGTCCAGACATCAAGGGAAAGATCATGGTCTTGGCCTGAAAAACTGGCCGATGACCAGTCTGTGGCGGAGGCGGGCCCAAGTGTTACATAGGGCAGCACCGCCTCTGCCGGGGCCTGGTCATAAACCCCGGTCATCAGGGTTGTAAGATCCGTATCGGCCAGAAGCGCGTCATAAATGGCCTGCTGCAAGGGCCAGCTCAGATCGCTCATGACAGGTCTCCCTTGAGTATTGAACCGATCCCCGCGACGATCCCCGCTGTGATCCGGGGCCAGACGAACCGCAGCGCAGGCATCAGGAAAGGCCGGGCCGCCATGCGCCGGGTGCCAAGCTCCACGAACCGGGCATAGGGCGCGTCTGCGCGCACCGTCCATTCAAGGGCGTCGCGGCCCGCCTCGGCGGTGATGCTACGGGCCAGCGGACTACTGCCGCCAGCTTCTTTGTTTACGATCACGCGGGCGCGGGCTTCACGCACGATATCCGCCGCGCCGTCCTCCATCACACGGGCGGCAACCTCGGCCACCGCGCCGCCAATATCAGGCACGGGCCGGTTCCGTTTCACATCTATTGAAATCATCGGGCCGTGTCCTCCCGGCAGGTGAATTCAAGGATACGCCGCGCCTCCTCCACGTTCCGCACCCCTAGAACAATGAAAGTGCGCGTCCCCTTGATAATCCGTCCCGCCCCGCTCAGGCCATGGCGGTAGCGTATGCGGACGATGACCGTGGCCTCCGTAGTCCGCCGGGCGGCGTCCATCAGGGTGCGGGATGATCCGGGCCGGATCTCCGCCCAGGCATTCCCCAGTTCAATCCAGTTTCTGGTCGCAACACCGCCCGGACCCGGGCTGTCCACTGCCACTTCCAGCCTGACCCGGTGGCGCATCGCACCGATATCAACCCGGGCTGTCACAGCCGCACCACGCGATAAGGTTGCCAGAGGGCAGCAATGGGCAACGGCAGCCCCCCCGAGGTTTCCACCAACCGGTTTTCATAGAAATTGGCCACCGCCATCAACAGCCCCTGCCGGATGGCCTGCGGCACATCGTTCCAGCTGTCGCCATACCCCGCACTATAGGTGATCTCGATCCCGCCGAGGCGACGTCCCGGTTGCGGCAAAACCGTGGCCGAGCGGGCCATCAGACGCCCCGGGGCCGCCGCCGCATCGATCCAGAAATCATCCGTTTGAAGCACGGTTTCAGTTCCGTCAGCGGCAAAGACCTTGATCCCCGTCACCGCCTGCAGGGGCGGACGCGGCAGCGGGATCGGTCCGGTGGGCCACTGATCCAGATAAAGCTGCCAGCTTTGGGTGATCAGGCTGCGGCCCGTGAAGCTCTCGCAGGCCTGCCGGGCGGCCATGATGCAGGCCGCCAGGATGGCGTCTTCCTCGGCACTGTCGAGGCGCAGGAAGTCCCGCGCCTCGGCCAGGGTCAGCGGCTCCTCAGCCGGGCCGGTCAGGGGCAGAAGGTTGTTCATCTCTGTTCCATTCGGATGGTGATGCTGCGCTCGTCCGTGCGGCCCGCAGAGGTGGTCACACGGTTGGTCAGGCGGTAGACATGGCCGCGCAGTCCGCCCGCCACCTGCACAGTGGCGCTCGACGCACCGCTCGCCTCGCCCGCAAGCACAAGGTCGCCCACTGGCACGACAGACCATTCAGACAGCGAGAGGGCCTCGCCATCTTCAAGATAACCGGACCAGTCCACGCCATAGTCCAGCGTGGCGTCCGGGTCCTTGATCAGGACCGTCATCAGGACGGGTCCGCAATTTCGATATCCCACCCATTGAGGGTGAGCGTATTGCCCGCCGTCAGGGCCTGAGACGTCGCCGTGGTTACGTAAAGAAGCCGCCGGTTCACGGTATCAAGAAGCGCCACATGATCCGCCGTGCCCGAGGCATCCACGGCAATGCCGCTTTTCTGGGCGACGCTTGTCTTGCGGCCGGATACATCGCCATTGGCCTTGGTAAAGTCGCCGCCGGCCATGGCCGCGTCGGCCAGCTGGCGGGCCGTGCGCGCGGTCCAGACCACACTGCCGTCATTAACGGTTGCACCGGGCGTGGTCGGCCAGGTGGGTTCGCTGCCGCCACTGGTGCCTGCCGTGGTGCATTCATAGTTATAGCCATTGCGGGTTGCGGGGCGCGCCACATCGCCCAGCGCATAAGCGGTGGTGGCCGCCCAGGCCGTGGGCTCCACCCCTTCATAGAACGTGGCGGGCTCGCCTGCGCAGGCGGTCATCATGTCGCAGCTTGTTCCGATCTCATCCAGCGCCGCATCAAGGACGCTGTCATCAACTTTCTTGACCATCTGTTACCTCTCTCCTCTGATCATTCGGGTGTCGGATATCGCCCTCGTAATCCGGACCGGGACGTCGGGCCGGATCATGCGTTCAGCGGGCGCCAAGACCCCGGTTCCGAACGTGACCCCGGTCGAGCCCATGACATGGAAACACGAGTTCAGAACGATTTCCGACTGGGTGAAAATTGTTGCCGCAGCCGCCAGATGGGCAGAGGCAGCATCTGTTACGGTCAGATCATGGACCTGCTGAAAATCAGAGGCTCCGCAGGACTGCTGATGGGTCGCACCGTCTGCGATTACCTGCGTGCCGGAAGACAGCACAGCACCCTCAGCACCATGGGTATGACTGCCACCGCTGACCTGAACATTATGGCCCTGAACAAGTGACGCTGCCCCGACACTGTGGCTTTGAACCCCCGAAGCCAGCCCCAGCACATGGACCTGAGCAAAACCGCCCGTTTCAGCACTGTGGCCATGATCGGATGATGCCGGTGACAGCGTGGCCCCGCCCACCGCCTGATCGTAAGCTGCGAAATTATCTAGGCCCCCGCTTTCCACAGCCTTCTGAAAAACCGCACCGGGGGCACCGTCTGAATAGGTTGCGTCGGTGACCGGACTTGACGGGCTCGGCGTGCCATTCAAGGCAATCTCGATCTGGTCGCCATCAACGGTCAGGGTGAGAATATCCGTCCCGCTGGCTGTGATCCCCGGATCGCTGATCAGGTTTGTCGATGTTGTGGGGCTGTCCCGGCGGTTCACCGTCAGCGCACTGGCGCCCGAATTGTAAAAAGCCTCGTAACAGCGCCCGACAGAGGCCGTCAGGTCAAGCCGCACCGCAAGGCGCGTCTTCGATGCCGGAAGCAGGGCTTCCACCCTTTGGGCAGCAGCCCACCCGCCCGAAATGTCGGCCGCATAGAAGGCGAAATCAAAACTGGAGATCCACGGGAAAATGGCCGTATCGTCAGCCGCGTAGACCTTTGCATTGTCCGAAGGGCCATCCACAAAGGACCAGCCCGCGCCCATATCGGGGGTGTGGGACGTCAGCGCGGTATCCGACGCCTCGCTAAAACTGTCTTCAAAACGCTTGGTGTATGCCATCAGTCCTGCCCCCCGATCCGATGCAGGTCCCGGCTATGGCGGCGCGCCTCTGCACGTTCACGGGCCAGGGCCAGAAAGGCCGCATGGACGCCGCTCCGGTCCGCAATATCGCCCAGACCGTCTATCGGCAGGCGGAACCGGATGGTCTTGGCAAGAAGCGTCTGTTGTTCAGTCTGTGTCAGATCCTTATTCCGCATCGTAAAGATACTCCACGGATGGATCGGCGATCAGGCTCGCATGCTCTCCGGCAGTGGTGTCCGTCAGCACATATGCGGCCTCGACGTCGCCAAGGGATGCGCGCAAATCCACCGCCCTGAATCCGATGCCGGGGACGATATCCTGAACCGAGGGGAAATAGACCGTCTCGCCGTCCTCTATGCGGCTCCGCCATTCGCAAAGATAATATCGGCGTGTCATCAATGGACCTCTTCTAACCGGGGAAGAACCATAAGATTGGTCCCGCACAACACGGCACGGGACCAATCCGGGATGAGTGCCGAAATCAGACCGAGAATTTCAGAAGCTTGATCGCTTCGGAGTTCACGACCCCGCCACCCACACGCTTGGTGGTGTAGAAGTGCACGAAAGGCTTGTTGGAGAACGGATCTCGCAGCAGGCGCACGCCCGTGCGGTCGGTAATGGTGTAACCGCGCTGGAAATTGCCGAAGGCAACCGACAGGCTGTCTGCGGCCACGTCGGGCATGTCCTGTACCTCAATCACCCGGTATCCCATCAGCGTGGCGGGCGCACCGTCCGCCAAACCCGGCCGCCACAGGTAATTGCCGTCCGCGTCCTTGAACTTGCGGATCGCAGACAGCGTGTTGGTATTCATGGCGAACACCGCACCGTTCCGGTAGACCGGGCGCAGGCTGTGCACCAGATCAATCAGCTTGTCCGCCGGGTCAGAGGCCGGGAAATCCCCGGACACGCCCGTGGCAAGGTGCTGAAGCGTACCGAAGGCCCGCGCGCTGTCGCCCGCCGTACTGGTGGTATAGGTCAGGAAGCCCTTGGGCTTGTTGGTGCCGTTGCCGGTGACGAAGGCGGTGCCTTCCTGAACGCCGAATTCGGTGGCCAGTTCCTCGGCAAGCCAGGCTTCCACATCGAAGAATGCATCATCCAGCATGGCCTGCGTGGCCGCCGGATTGGCATAGATTTCACCCAGGGACGGCACCACTTCGGCAAAAGTGGGCGCGGCTGTTTCGGCCCGCGCGTCACTTTCGCCGACCCAGCCCGAGGCCGCATCGGACAGATTGACAAGCTTGCGGTAATTGGAGGTGCCGATGCGCACCACATTGGCCACCGCACGGATCGGGGAGACATCCTTCAACAGGCCATCGATCTGGCGATCAAGGTCTTCAGGCACCGCATAGCCGCCTTCGTCAGCCGTGCCGGTATTGAGCGCTTTCTCTTCAAGCTCGGCCAGGCCGCGTTCCACGCCCTTGCGGACGAAACGGCCATAGAAAGCGGATTTATGTTCCTGCGCGTTTTCAGGCAGATCACGCCCTGCACCACCCACCGCAGGACGATTCAGGGCCATGTGGAGCCGATCCATTTTGGCCTGCATCTGGGTCAGGTCACCATTGATGCGGTTGACCTTCTCTTCCAGAACCACATCGCCGCCTTGTCCAAAGGGGGCCTGATTGCGGGCAGCGTCCAGCTGATTGTTGGCGGCCTTATATTCCTCGAACGCGCGGCCGAGGGCATCCACCGCGTCCTTCACATCGCCAGGCGTGGCCCCGGACGTGATGATGTCAGCTTTATGTTCATGCATATTGATATCTCCTTGGGTTTTAAGAAGTTGGCTGTTTTCCGTTGTCATCCCGGAAAGGCGCGGCCTTATCCGGGATCCAGTCCTCAGCCTGCGCCATGGACCCCGGATCAAGTCCGGGGTGACGATTGCGGAAATTGCGATGACACCGGCCGGACTCTGGTGACGCCACACAGCGTCCTTTCCAACCGACGCAGACTTGCAAAGGCGTTGCCCCAGATCCGTGCCTCTTCATCCACACTTGTAGACTTGAAGGCGGATATCCGGGCGGCCTCCTGCATCGGAAAGGTGACAAGCGACACTTCCCAGAGATCCACATCCAGAAGGCGGCGCACGCCGGTCTTGGCTTCCCGGTCCGAGAGGATGGTCCGGTAGCCGATGGAAAGCCCATCAAGCGCGCCTGCCCGCATCAGGGCATAGGCCTCCCCTGCCCGTTTCAGGTTCAGAAGAAGCCGCCCTCGGACATGAAGGCCACGCCCGTCTTCCCGGATATGATCAAGGACCCCGATGGGTTCCGATGGGTCATGCTGCCACAGGAGCTTGATGCCGCGTGGCCCCCGCTGCCGGATGGAGCGGGCGAAAGCCCCTTTGAGCACCCTGTCCCGGCCGCGATCGACCATATCGAAGACACTGGCATAGCCTTCAAAACCGCCCGCTTGCACGGACGCCAGATTGTTTTTCATGTGTTATTCCCCGGATGAAGGACGTCTAGAGTCCCAAAGATTGTCCGCTTGCAATAAGCTTCAGGCGAAGCGCCACAAGGCAGGCAATGGCCGCCACCACAAAACGCACCATCCAGCGCACCAAGGTGCGCCGCGCGGTGCGCTTGGTGTCCCGCCAGGCCTCCAGCAATTCCCTGAGTTCCGTGATGTCCGGCCCGGCATTCGGGTCTTCAAGACCACAGCGCGCCAGCGCCGCCGAAGCGCCGCGCGCGGCACCGCGTGCCGTGGCCTCCTCGATCAGCAGGCGGAGCGTTTCCTGCGATGCGCCTTCCAGATGCGCCTGACGGACCAGCCGGGCAAACTGATAAAACGGGAAATCATCGGCATCGGCCATGTCCGGTTGCTCCCGTCATCGGTCCGGGGTCGTCTGACCCGAAAACGCGCACAAAAAGAGAGGGCCCCGCGAACGGGGCCCTAAGTGGCTTGCAACAAGGAATGCTAAAACTGGTACGAGTAACTGTCGGGCGTATGCCGAAGCTCTCACAGTACATATTAGCAAGGGGCGTGCCAAACTGCCCGACACCTGGAATTCCACGAAACGCGGCGGCACCTTGAGGACTTCGTCTCAATTTGAAATAAATCCCCTGTTCCAGCGGGGCACATCTGTCCCAGTTCAGGACGGTTCCGTTGCGGAAGGCAAAGCATCGCCCCCTTCGATGGGAGACAGGCCCAAGGCCTGACGTTTTTCATTGATGGTCATGAAGCGCGCGCGGTCAATCCGTTCCCACTCTGCCGAGCGGTCAGCGGCCAGAACGGGGATCGCATCCCGGTCATAGGTCAGCCGCAGATCGTCACCAAAGCGGGAAACCAGCCACCGGTTCAAGGCGGACGCCGTCTTTTCCAGCAATGGCAAAAGGGTCAACCGCCAGAGCGCCCGGTTGGCCTCCCGGTAATTGCTGTAGGTGTTATCCCCCGGAATGCTCAAGAGCATCGGCGGTACGCCGAAGGCGATAGCAATTTCGCGCGCCGAGACATGCTTGGCATTGATGAAGTCCATGTCCTGGGGGGAGAAGGACATGCCCTGCCATTTCAAGCCCCCTTCTAGAAGCAGCGGCCGGCCCGCATTGATCGCGCCCTGATAGGTCGCCGCCAGTTCGTCCTTCAAGCGGCTGAACTGTTCATCGGTCAGACTGCCGCCGTCCTTTGCCTCGTAGACAAGCGCGCCCGAAGGACGGGCCGCATTGTCAAAAAGCGCCTTGTTCCAGCCGCCCGCCGCATTGTGGATGTCGATGCCGTAGGCCGCTGCCTCCATCGGCGAAAGGCCATAATGTTCATCCAGCGGATTGAAGGTCTTGAGGTGCAGCACGTCACTTGCCCCCGTCACGGGATCGACCGCGAAATCATGGGACCGCCCCGCCACACTATAGCGATAGGCGCGGGGCCACCCCGATCCGCCGGGTACGATCTTCATGCGGTCCGGGCGGAGCACGTGCAGTTCTCCCGGGCGGCCGTCAACGCCCGGCACCAGTTCGAGGTACGCGTCCCCGGCAATATTCAGGAACGCGTAGAGGCGCTCCATCAATTCGGTCCCACCATCCATGGGATTGGGCCGGGCCAGAAGATCCAGCAGCGGATGGCGCGAGACCCGTTCATCACCTGCATAAAGCATCCACGGCACAGAGGCCGCGCATTCCGCAATCAATCGGACCGATCGGTGCGCGATCACGTTTTTCCTGTAGCCTTCCTCGGCCAGCCGCGCCATGTCGCGCGCCGTCCAACGCGGTGCCCCGGTCCCGATCCAGGCCGCGCCCGAAGACAGGATATGATGAACCGCGCTTTTCTTGGTTTCCTGTCCCTTGCTTTCCATTGCCGGGCTGCGCCGGGACAGTTTTCCCAACCATCGCTTCATGGGCAT